CCAGTATTTATGCTTTTCTTTACCCTTTTTCCTATATTTAGACTACCTTGTGGTAGGAATATTGGAATGTAACTGAATACTCCAATGGGGCTGTCTGTTCATCGAATGAGAGATCAACCGATGCGAGACTGCTTGGGAATGCACCATAAAGGGTGTAGGTAATAGCAGGAGTGGTATTATCTGGCTTTAGAATGGTTACATCGACTGTAGAAAGAGCAGCAGTGTTGCGCTTAATCTGGTCTTCTGCATCCATCACAGACATCCATTTTTCGAATTGTCTGCGTACACCCATTTCTGCTGTTTCCATGATCGTAACAGTCCACTCTGCGAATGAACGCTCGGCGGGGATCTTTACTTTACGACCCTTATATGGAATTTCCATCACACCAATATCTGCCGTTGGGAGTTGTGCTCCTTTTGCACGGATATCCAGACCTGTTGGGATGATTGCTCCATTCTCGCCTCTAAAGACGAGTTTGTACATATTTGTTTTTGCAGGATTCTTAAATCCCGAAATGAAGTTTGTTAGTGATTCTGCCATGTGTGTTTACCTCTTTTTGTGAGATTATCCCTTGAGATTAGATTGTTACGACTGGGCCAATTTCGCTGAAGTTAGCCTGAGAGTTGGAAGCAACGAAATTGAGTTGGATGTAATTAATTGTAGCATTTGGCTTGACGAAGATATCAGCATTGAACTGATTTGCATCAATGACCTCTTGCGTATTGTTAGACTCATCACAGATAATCTTGAATTCAGAAATACCCTTACTTCCTTGAACTTCACGGAGGAATGGTTCAACCAAACCGATGAAGTTTGCACGGGAGAATTCGTCGTTGAATTCAAAGAGTTGGAACTTGGCAGCGGTTGCAACAGCCTTTTCCATAGCGATGAACAGACGACGGATACTGATTCTGTCGAATGCACTTGGCTTCTGTAGAGAAGTCTTGTCACCGAAGAGAATGGTTCCAGAACCAGCCTGTGAGATTACAGGGTTGACCTGATATGTGTACAATCCGTCACGGTATGTCTTGGAAGGATTGAAAGCCAACTTAACCACATTGCGAACTTGTCCACGATTGTAACCTGCTGGAGAGAACCAAGGATTTGCTGTACTGTCTGTACGGGCGCACAGACCAGCAAGATCTGGGTTCAGTGGAACCCAACGATATGCATCGTTGTACTTATCGTACTGATACTTCCAACCACTGTCGATGACAGCGTATGAAGAGTCAGCAATAAGTTCAACACTTCTCCAGTCAATAACACTATCGTATGCCTGTGCTGTTGTCAAGTCCTTTACACGATCCAACGGTGGAGATACGAATGCAATGGCATCCTTGCGGTCATTGGCAATATTGATGATGTAGTTTGCTACAGTTGTAGAGTGACCTCCCTGCAACAACAGGTTGGATTCATAATTTTCTGTATCCTTGAAGATGTCATATCCACGGAAGATATCTGTTATGGTTGGAACAGGATCAGTTCCGCCTCCAAAATCAGCATAGATATTTGCCTTTAGTCTCAAGAATCCGTTCGTTGTTCCTGGTACTCCAAGAGTTGCACCCCAATTCAAACCATTTGTTGCGTCATTTGTGACGAGTTGTGATGTTTCTGGATGAGAAACCCAACGAACATATTTCGAAGACTGTAGATTCTTTGAGTAGTTGTAATTTGTACCATCAAAGTTTGTTGCATTTTGTGCCTTGGAGCCAATGAAAGTTTCAAGAACATTTCCTGGTTCACCAGAGATAAAGCCGTCAGCGTCGATGATAGCAAATGCAACTTCGTCGTTTTGATAACCTCTAACTCTTGTTGTTGTTGCTGTTGTTGGAAGAGTCTTTAAATAATTTGAATATGCCCAAAGAACTGTTGCAGCAGAAGCACCAGAAAGTGCAGAAGCAGCATCACTTGTACTACCAACAATCTTAAGCCAAAGTTGATTTGTTGCATCGTCTTTCTGAAGAATCTGATATGATCTTGCCGAATCTGTAAACTTCAAGAAGTCGCCAACAGCAACATTTGCCATGTAATCAACAGAGCCAGTGAATCCGATTTCTGCTGTTTGACCACTCCATGTTATTCCGTTACTACCTGCACCTGGTACAAGTTGAGTGAAAGTAATACCTCTAGTAACTCTGTCGGAGTAAGAAATCTTAAGACTATTTCCCAAAAGACCAGGGAATTTTGCAGAAAGAACACCTGTTAATCCTGCTCCTGCGGAAATACCATAGTTTGTGTACTTTTGATACAAGTCATCATTCCACCAAAGTTGTGCGGTATAACCACCACCATTAGTATTTGCTACTTTAGCAGCAGCATTGGATGCACGAATAACCTGTAGTCTTGCTCCATAACCAATGAAATTGGCAGCAGAGAAGAAATCCAAATAATTAGAATCGTCTGGTTTACCATATTTTGCTGTTAATTCATTTTCTGTGCTGACCGTTTGGATTTGGTCAATTGGGCCCCACTTGTAGTTACCCACATATGCGGCAGATGTGTTAGAAATAACCTGATTGACCACACCTGTTTGGTCAATTTCGGTGATATTAATACCTGGGCTGATTTGGAATGCCATGTGTTCTCTCCTTTATTGGCGAAATAAATTATTCAGTTCTCATCGTATGTATAAAACAGAAAAGTTCTATTGTTATATCTGTTTCCATTCACTATTTTCACCAAAGGGATCTCCCAATCCATCATCTATAAATCCAAAAAACATATCCTCTTCTAATTGACGGATCTCTTTGCCATACATTTCCAAGGAAATATTACCACCAATCAAATCTTTGAAATAGAGTTGGGTTGTAAGCC